GCCGCGCTTGAGCACGCGCGTCTTGGCCTTGTCGCCGCCGCTCGCGTCGACCGCGGCGTAGAGAATGCCGACAGCAGTTTCCGAGCCGTTCGCGGCGGCGTTGTCATAGGCGGTCAGTTTGCCGCTGGCGGTGATCTTGCCGAGCACGCGGCCCGCCGCGAGGTTCTGCCCCGAGATCAGGATGTCGGAATCGTCGACGTGGAAGCCGATGCCCATGGCGAGTTCGCCGATGAACTCGCCTTCGTGCATACCTTCGGTGAGAGTGGTCATGGTTCTGTCCTTTCCGTTTCAGGCGCTCAGGTGCGCGCCGCGGGGAATTCGTTGGCGATGGCGGTGTCCCAGACCGACGCTGCGGCCTGCTCCTTGCTCTTGGCACCGTCGCCCTGGTTCGGCTCGATCGCCGAGTTGCGGTTCTGGGTGATTGCCTCGCGCATTTCGGCGCGGGCAGCATCCTCGCTGGCCTCGGGATCGGTCAGCAATGCGGCGGGCTCGATCTTCGGGGCGGCGGCGAGGCTGGTGACGATCTGCTCGGCGCTGAGGTCGGTGGCGAGCAGCGACTTGGCCAGCGCCTCACGGCCCTGGTAGTGCCCGGAAGCGAGCACGGTATTGCTGCGCTCGGTGGCGGCCTTGAAGCCTTCCGCGCGCGCTTCGGCCTTGGCGGCCTGCAGTTCTTCTTCGGTCATGTCCTTGTCCTTTTCAGGTTTGGAACGGGGTTTGGTTGCGGTTTCGGGTTCATCTTCCTCGTCCTTTGGACGGGTCGGATCTTGGTCGGGCAGGTCCGCGGCGAGGCGGGTGCCCAGGTCGGCAAAACGGCTCATCGAGCCCTCCTTTCGCGTTTGATGCGGTCGCATTCCTCTTCGAGCCGGCCCCACGCCTCGCGCTCGGTCAGCACCGCGTCGAGCAGACCGAGGCGCACCGCCTCGTCGCCCTCGAACCAGTCGGCTTCGGTCGAGAGAATGTCCTTGACCGAGATGCCGCGGCCCATCGCCACCAGGTTGGCGAAGCGCTTGCGGACATCATCGACGCTGGCCTGGAACTTGGCGGCGGTCGCTTCGTCGAGGCTTTCGTAAGGGTTGCCGCGCATCTTGCGCTCGCCCGAGCGGATCACGGTGACATCGATCCCGTTCTCGTCGAGCGCGCGGGTCATGCTGGTGTGAACCATGACGCAGCCGATCGAGCCGACCATCGCGTCCTGCGGCCCGTAAACCTTGTCGCAGACCGCCGCGATCATGTAGGCGGCGCTGCAGGCCATCTCGTCGACCCAGGCATAGATCGGCTTGCCGCCTTCGCTCGCGGTCATCTTCGCCAGTTCCTCGACCAGCGCGAACAGCCCGGCAACCGCGCCGCCGGGACTGTCGATCACCAGCCAGATGCCGAGCACGTCGGGATCGCGGTAGGCGTCGGTCAGTTGCCGGATCAGCATGTTGTAGCCGCAGAAGCCCGACATCGCATCGAGCCAGCCCGCCTTGTGGCACAGCGTCCCTTCGATGCGGATCACCGCGATGTCGCCGTCCATGGCGTAGCTGGTATTGCGCTCGCGGTCGTACTTGGCATCGCGCGCCAGCGCGGCGCGGTCCATCATCGCCTTGGCATCGAGCGTCACCGCGTCGATCGTGGTCATTGAGACCAGGCCAAGTTTCTGCTGCAATGCGCAGAGCAGCACTTCCATCTTGTGCGGATGGATCGCGACCGGGCGGTTGAGCAGTTGCTGCGCGATGTGCGGAAAGCCTTGCGGCCTGAAATCGCTGGCCGTCACTGCCCATCTCCCTGGCTGGCGGGCTTGCCCTTTTTCTTCCTGTCTTCGTTCGGCTCACCATCGCCGTCGCGGTCGCTCTCGGTTCCGGCGCTGGCGCCATCCTCACCTTCGGCAGCGGCCTTGATGTTGTAGTTGGGCTGGTCGAGCCCGCGCTCTTCCAGCGCGTCGCGCGACAGTTTGATCTGGTCCCAGACCTCGAACGGGTCGCGCCCGTCCTCAAGAATGTGCTCGATCGGCGAGCGGCGATAGGCCGCTTCCTCGAGATTGCGGGCGTTGGCTTCCTTGAGCGGATCGACCGTGCCGCGGCTCGGGCCGATCCAGGTGCAATTGGTCAGCGCCGAGAGGTCGCGGTAGAACCGCGCGCTGCGCCCCGGAATCTTGACCGTTCCCTGCGCCACCTCGATCTCGTGCCAGCCGACCAGAATCGGCTGCATGAACTGCGCCGCGAAGTATTCGCGCTCCTGCTCGACCGCGCGCCAGACCTCGTTGAGCATCGCCCGCGCGCTCGAATAGTTGATCTCGGCCCAGTTGCCGCTGATCTGCGGGTAGCTCATCCCCTGCGAGACCCCGATCTTGGCAAGCTGCGCCTTCTGGAATTCGGGGTAGTTGGGGTTCGGGTACTTGGGCTGCACCGTGATTACGTCTTCGTCGGGCAGCAGTTGCCGGATCATCGCGTCGCCAATCTGGCGGATCGGGTTTTCGTTGCGGTAATCGACGTATTCGGTCAGCGGGTTGCCGGCGAAATCGCTCGACGGGGCAATCGCCGCGGCCAGATCCTCTGGCGTTCCCGGCGACTTGATGAAGAAGGCCATGACCGCGCTGAGCAGCGCGGCGTTGATCTCGGCGCGGTCGTAGCGTTCGAGCATCTTCGCCGGGACGATTGCCTCGGCAAGTTGGCTGAAGCCGCGGCTCTGCTCGATGTAGCGCGGGTTGATAACATGGATCAGTTTCGGGGTTCCGGTGGCCCCTCGAAACGGCACCCGCTCGGTGCGGGTACGGTCGAAATTGCCGCTGGCATCGTCGGGATGGCGCACCAGCACATACGCGGCGACGGGCACCCCGTTCGCGTCGTGCTCGATCCCGTTCCGGATCCGCTCGTCGGTATCGGACACCCCCATCGGGTTCTGCAGCCGCTTGGGGTCGATCAGCAGCAGGTTAAGCGGGTTCGAGGCGCCGCGCTCGTCGATGCGGATTTCAGCCAGCACCTCGCCGCCGCGGCGGAAGTTGAGGTAGGCAATCTTGGTCAGCGTTCCGAGCGAGAACCGCATCCGCGCATCGCAGCGGAACAGCGGATCTTCCGCCCACACCCGCCACCGCGCCCGCACCGAGCGCGCCTGCTTCATCGCCCATGCGGCATCGCGGCCCAAGGCGTCATAGATCGGCGTCGGCCAGGGCTGGAGGCCACTGCCGATAACCGATTCGACCATCCGGTCGAGCGCGCCGTTGATCCACGGCGAATTGCGGTCAAGGTCTTCGGCGCGGTCGACGATGCCGCGCCCCTGGCTGGCATAGACCTGATCCATGTGCGCCCGGGTCGGCGTCCAGCCCGCGGTTTCCTGGGTGTCGCTGCGCCCGCCTTCGAAGGCCCCGCCGCCCAGGCCGAGCCGTGCGCCGAGATCGCGGGTCCAGCCGCCAAGCGTTGAAACGAGAGTGGCCATGTCAGTTCCAGAACACGCCGATTGGCGCGCGGCGTGCACCGCCCGCGGCAACCCGCTGCTCGGCGGCGATATCCCGCTTGACCCGCGCCAGCGCCATCTCGATCTGGTCGTAGCTCATGGTCAGGTACTTCACCTTGTTGCCGTAGCGCCCGTTCCACACCTCGACCGGCGCGCCGCCCGCCGCGATCAGCAGCGCGTCTTCGAGCGCGGTCTTGAGCGCGGTGAGGCGGTCGAGTTCGGTGGCGGCCGGCGGAACGTGGTCCGAGCCGACGATCTGCTCGGAGACCGTCAGAATGATATGCGTCTCGACCCGCAGCGGCGGGGTCAGGCCATTGTTGATCACCTCGATCGCGACCACGTACTGGCCCGGGGTCAGCGTGTTGGTCTCGGTCGGGGTCAGCGCAGCGATGAACCGCTTGTCGTCGCCGGTCTTGTCGGTGACGGCGCGCTCGATTCCGGCCCCGGCAACCTTGATCGAGCAGGTATAGGAGACCCCAAGCGTGGCCAGCGTGCCGTCGTCGAGCCGGTGCCCGACGTTCCACGGCCCGCCCGTGTCACCCTTGAAGATCGATGCCGTTTCCGTCATTCGTCACTTCCAGTTCGGCGCCTGAGCGCGTGAGGTCGATGGTGGTGCCGGGCAGGGCGTCGATGGCTTCGGCGGCGGCGAGGTCGATCGCCGCGCTGCCGTCCTTGAGGTCGATCGTTGCCCCGCCCGCGAGGTAGGTTGCTGCGCCGCTGCCCTGGTAGGCCCAAGCAAATCTAAACATCGGTCAGTTCGACCGGGGTGATGGTCCCGCCGGTCACGGTCTTTTCAAGCAGCACCGTCGCGGTGCCGCGCTTGCGCAGGGTCGCCAGCGCCGGGGTCAGTTCCTCGTCGGCTTCGGCGAGATCGACCAGCCGGGTTAGCTGCGCCTGTTCGGCCGGCGACAATCCTGATCCGGTCGAGATCACCACCGCGCCCGCCGAGTTCGAGGCATTGAGCGAGACCTGGTTCTGCACTCTGGCTTCGAGCAGGTTGTTGTTCGCGCCGATCAGGTTGACCTGATAGGCGCCGTCCTCGAATTCGATCGTGTAGCCGTTGATCACCTCGACGCTGCGCTGGTAAGTCACCCCGGCCAGCGTCACCGGCGCGTTGCTGCGCATGATCGCCAGATAGGTGATCCCTTCGTCCTCCTGAATCGAATGCACCTCGGCCCAGAACGCGAGCAGGTCGAGCTGGCGAATCTCAGGGCTCGCCTGCACCAGCGCCATGTCCGTCTTGGGAATGGTCACGACCTTGGTGAGCCAGTTCACCGAATAGGCCATGCGCCGTTACTCCCCGATTGTGTCCGCGATGATCTCCAGCGCCCGCTCGAAACTCGCGGCCTTGGCCACTTTGGCGATCAATCTGCCGCGTCCCGGCTCGGCCAGCGCGGGCTTACCATGGCGCACCAGCAGCCGGTGCTCCTCGCCCTGGACCAGCGATTCGGCCTGTTGCTGGGTCAGCGCCGGTTCCTTGGCCATGTCAGCCGCGCTCCTCGATCATATCCAGCCGCCCGTTGTGGGCCATTATGTTGCCCTGCAGCAGCGCGAGGCGCTGTTCGAGCACGTCGCCGCGCTGGGTCTGCTGGACCAGATGCTGCCGCGCCTGGACCAGTTCGGCCTCGACGTTCCCGAGTTTCTGCGAGACGCCTTTGGCGAGATCGATCGCGGCCAGCGCATTGCGTTCGGCGGCGATGAGCCGGCCGAGTTCATCGGGTTGGCGCATCAGGTGTCCGGAGTCCGGATCGCGGTGGTCGAGCCGCCGCCCGAACCGAGCGTGCCAGTGGTTTCGAACGGTTTGATCGGAGAGCCACCGCCGTCGCGCACCCGGATGAACAGCGACAGGTCGGAGCCGGGATAGACCGAAGTGAAGTTTTCGCTGGTGCCGGTCGCAGCCTTGTCGATGTAGCTGACATAGGCGTTGTTGCCCGAGGTGGCGTTGACCGTCGCGAAGTCGGCGACATTGGGCACCGCCGCTTCCGAGGCAGCAGGGTCGATCGTGAACACTGCGCCGGTGTAGCTGGTATAGACCAGGCGCCGGTCGTTGCCGGCGTTGTCGACAACCCGGATCGTGCCGGTCGAAGGCGTGCCCCCAGGGATCGAGCCCACAGTCACCGAAGTGATGTTGTTGGCGTTGAGCGTCGCGGCCAGCGACATCTGCGCTTTGTTGAGCGCGCCCGCGCTTTCCGGGCCGACCAGCACCCGGTCACCGACCACCAGGCCGCCAACCGTAAAGGTGACGTTATTGGGCGGGGTGATCTGGGTGTTGGTGAGGTCGAAGACCTTGTCGGCAGCAGCGAGATCGTCCGCGCCGATGCCCAAGCCGTAAGCGCCGATGATCGCCGAGCCGGTCGAGACCCCGACGAACGGAGTTGAGATCGGGCGCTCGGTGACGGTGACGTTGACCAGGCAGGTCGCGGTCGAGGCCCCGGTGATGGTCTGGTTGTCGGTCGGCGCGACGCCGGTGAGCAACTGGATCCACATCTTGGTCGGCGCGGTCGGCGAATTGATCGCCAGCATCTGCCCGGTGCCGCCCGACCAGGTCACCAGTTCGAAGGCGGCAAAGGTGCCGGTCGGGGTGTCGACGGTGATCTCGTGGGTAATCCCGCGGAATAGTTCGCCATTGAGACCATAGAGCGTTTCGCTCGACCCCTCGCGGGTCAGCCATTTGAGCCGTTCGTAGAACTGGTTCTTGCTGCGGCTGCCGAGTTCCCAGTTCGAATAATAGAACTCGTTGGCGCCGTTGCCGCTCGCGTCGATCCCGACATAGCCTTGGGTATCGTTGACGATGTCGGTGTAGGTCGCGACCGTCCCCACCGCGGTCTGGTTGTTGAGATCGGTAGCCTGGGTCAGCGCCACCACGTTGACGCCGTCGACCGTGCCGTTGATCTTGAACTCGCCGAAGGTGAAGCCGAAGTTGCGACTGGTGAAGGTCAGTCGCTTTCCGTCGATGTCGGCGCCGCCGGTGCGAACCTTGAGCATGAAGCGGTGTGAGATGCCGTTGGCTGTATCGGGATTGAGCCCACCGCCCGAGTTCCACCAGTCGTCGGTCAGCACCGCGCCGTTCTGGATCACCTGGATATTGGTTGAGGCGCCGATCACGTTGATCCCGTGATACACGGTGGCGCCGCCGGCCTGGATGATCGAGCCAGCGTAAATATGCTCGGCGGCAACATCGTCGATGTTGAAGCCGTTGATCAGGGTGATGATCTGGTCGGTAGCCCGGCTCGAAGGGTCGAGCACGGTGATGTCGAGTTCGTCGTTGCCGGTGAAACTGGCGTCGTCGGCCAGATCCTGCAGCCAGCGGTGAAGCTCGATCACGGTGGCATAACTTGGCGAGCCAACCCCGTGATCGGTTCCGACGTAGCGGACATTTCCGGTCGCGTTATCGACGGACCAGTCAGCAGCAACAATGGGCATGGATCGGTTTTCCTACTGATCGACGACCTGGTTGACCACCAGCGCGTAGCCCGCGCTGGTCAGTGTCCCGGTCGTCTGGAAGGGTTTGTATTTTGTAGCTCCGGAGGCGTGCCGCACCCGGATCAGAAGGCTTTTGTTGGCGGTGTAGTTCACCGACTCGCTGAACGTCGTGGTCGCTTCGATCTCGTTGAACAGCACCACGGTGTCGGTGGTGTTTTCGATATAGACCCGGCTGCCGGCGATCAGCCCTGTCAGTTCGATCGTCACCGCGTTGTTGACCGTGGTACTCGCCCCGGCGCCGTTGCGGATCGTCGGGGTTGCGCCCCCGCCGGTGATGTTGAGCGTCACCGCGCCGCCCGAATTGTTGTAGATCGCCTCGTTGCCGGTGCTGCCGTTGGTCCCGGCATAGCCGCTGAACTGGTTGCCTTCGAAGGTATAGGTACCCGCCGCGCTGATCTCGATGGCGTGGCCGGTGCCGTCGCTGGTGAAGGCGCAGCGCTTGATTTTCGCCGGCGCCGCGGTCAGTATCCCGACCGCGCCGCTGGGCTGGCTGAAAGTGCAATCCTCGATCTCGGCGCTATTCGCGGTGACCAGCCCGCAGCGCGCGAAGGTCATTTCCGCAAACGCGGTGTTGAGGTCGCGCAGCACCACGTCGCCCGCGCCGATCACCTGCAGCCCCGAGAAATCGTAGGTTGCGCCGACCGCGCTCGAAGCGTGGATCCGCCAGTGGTACGCGCTCGCGCTCGAAATCACCGAGTTGCGGTGCTTGATCGTGTCGCTTGCCCCGGCGTAGTAGGTCAGCCCGGCGACGTTGTCGGTGCTGTTGTAGGTCACTTCGGCGGTGGCGGCGTTGTATTGCCGCGGAAATTCGAAAGCGGTCGCATCCAGATCGAGGAACACCGGGTTGGTCCCGCCGTCGCCGAACTGGATCGGCTGATAGCTGATTGCCTGGTTGGCACCCTGCAGCAGCACCGAGCGGCGTTCCTTGCCCGTCGCTGCCGCCGCGACCAGCCCGGCAATCCCGACCGGCTCAGCGGCGATGCCGCCGCAGATCGTCACGGTGTCGAGCACCCACAGCGAGGCGAAATCCCAGATCGAGGTGCTGATCCCGCTGCCGCTCACCCACATGCCGAAGGCGAAGATGCTCGACGGCGCCAGCGTGCCGTTGGTCGACTTGGTATTCCCCGCCGCCTCGTTGATCACCACCGGCTGATGCCGTGCCGAGCCGAGTTCTCGGCCGTGAACCTGCCAGATTTTCCAGTTCGACGCCGCCGCGCTGCGCATCCCGAACCAGATTCCGCGCCCCGAAGCGACCGTGCTGTAGCGCTGCAACTGGCCTTCGGTAGAAGGCCCAAGGTGGATCAGCACGTTCTTGCCGGTGACGTTCGGGCGATTGGCAGTCGCCAGCACCAGTTCGACCCCGGATAGGTTCTGCGAGGCGCTGATCGAAGTCACCCGCCCGCACGAGTGGAACGAGTTGATCCCAACGTCGGCCTGCGCCGCGACGGTCGCGTCGGCCGCGGTCAGCCCGCCGAGCGTGGTCGAGAACCCGGTGTCGGCGGTTGCAGCCAGGCCGGTGTCGCCGTTGAACGCCGTGGTCCCGTTGACCGGGTTGACATAGACCGAGAGGTCGGCCGCGCAATAGGCCGGGATCACCGTTGCCCCGCCCGATGGCGGCGCGATCTGCAGCACCCCGACCCGGCCCGCGCCGCTGGCGACATTCGAACAACCGACGTTCGCGGCGGTCGTCCCGGTGGTCGGCTTGAACCCCCAGCCGATGCCGAGCGATTCGGCCAGACCATCCGCGCCGATCAGCCCGAACACCGGACCTTCGAGCAGGCTTGGCACCCCCACCGCCGAGTTGGCGGAGGCGTAGATCACCAGCGCGTTGGCGACGTTGGTGGTGATCGTCGGCATGTTGAACTTGGCCGCCGAGGCCTGGTTGGCAAAACTGATAACCGGGGTCGAACCGAACGGGTTGGTGGTGTTGACATCGCGGATCGAGACGATCGCGCCGTTGAACGATTCCTGCGCCGAGGCGGTGAAGGTGAAAGAAGCCGCTTCGCTCGCCCCGGCGATTTTCCACATCATCACGAGTTGCGCGGTGTTGGTCGAAGGCGATCCGGTTACGTGGGTCCAGCCGGTGCTGGTCCAGGTCGCGGTCCCGGTGTCGGCCATGAAGATCGCCAGCAACAGGTCGTTCTGTGCATAGGCGGGGGTCGGAATGACCAGCGTGGTGCCGGTGGCAACGCTGGTCGCTGCCCACGATACGTCTCTGATCGCCGGCATGTCGCTTACCTCAAGGAACCGGCATGAACTTCATCCACACCTGGTACGGCTCGGCGGTGGCGTTGGGGACTTCGACGAAAATCGCCTGCTCGATCATCTGCCCGGTTGGCAACTGCCCTTCGGCTTCGATAATCCCGTCGATCTCACCCCACACCTCGCGCTTGCACAGGTCGCGGAACCCCTCGACGCTGTAGGCTTCGAGGATCCGCATCGCGTCGAGCAGTTTGGTGTAGCCTTCGGGCACGACCATCAGAAACACATCGGACATCGGCTGCCTCCTAGACCTTAAGCACCGTGATGCCGGCCGCGATCATCTCGTCGTAGAGCGCGGTCAGCACCAGTTGCGCTTCGGCGGTCAGCGGCGGGCTGACCTTGCCCGGCGCGACCACCCGGATCGTCACCCGCGAGGGGGCTGGCGGGTTGTAGAAACTGGTGGCCGAGAGCAGGTAGCCGAGTTTCTGGCCTTTCCAGAACACGTCCGGCGAGGGTCGGTTGGCGTTAACGATGGTCAGCGAGCCGACCGACGATGCGACTTGGCCTGGCATTCCCGCTGGTTCCTTTCTCAGTTCTTGTTGAGCGCGTCCAAGCGCTCAAACAGGTTTTTGCGCGGCGGCTGCGGTTCCTGCGACGCGCTCACCGGAGCCTCGGGATCACCTCCTTCCGGTTCGGTCCGCACCGGCCTCGCCCAGACCGGACGGCGCGTTTCGTCGTCCCAGACGATATCCTTGCGATCGGGCTTGAGCAGCAACCGACCCGCCTCGGCGTAGCCGTAGAGATCGAGGCTTTCGTTGGGCCCCGAGCGGGTCCACTTGCCGTCTAGCTTGGTCTCGCCGAAGAATTCGTCGATGTAGCGGTCTTCGAGTTCGGCGCAGAAATGCACCTGGCCGGGCCCGTCGTCGTCGACCGCGAGCCGTTCGTAAGTCAGATCCTTGAGTTCGTCGGCGCCAAGGTTGTATTCGAGCGTCACCGGCTCGACCGGGCGGCCATCCTCATCCTTTTCGACCTTGCGCGGCGCTTCGGGGATCAGCGGCTTTTTGCCCGCGAAGCCCTTGATCAGTTTGATCTTCGACCACTTGCCCCAGGCGTAACCGGCGCGCAGCGCGCGGCGCGCAAACTCGCGGGCTTTCCAGGTGACGTTGCCGTCGCCGACATCGACGCAGGTTACCGCCACCGGCAGTTCCCAGCCCGTCCGGCCCTCGATGGCGAACCGGCGCTCGACCACTTCGCCAAGCAGCACGGTCCAGTCCTCGACCTGTCCCGAAAGGTGCAGGTCGCGCATCTCACCATCTTCGTGGCGGCGCTGGCGGATCGTCCGGCGATCGAGGATCCAAGAACGGCCTTCCAAATCCCAGCCAATCCAGATCACGTCGAACTTGCGTCCGCCGGTATCGACCGCGGCGGTGATGAAGCAAACCGGGGCGGGGGCAATCCCTCGCTGTAGGCTCGCCTCCCGCACCCGGGCCTTGAGACCGCGCGCGCTCACCCCTCCGGTGGTCGCGGCGCCCTCGAAGATCTCGCCGAGCTGCTTGGAGAGAAATTCCTTGAGTTGGCTCGGATTCTTGGTCCGCTCGAAGGCGATCAGCGCCGCCTCGTAATCCCGCGCCAGTTTGCCCAGCGTCACGGTCTTGAGCATCGTGCCGTGAACCCAGAACCCGTGGGTCTGGTGTGGCAGCATCTCGCCGACAATCCCTTCGAGCGCATCGAGCGCCTGGCCGCGGTGCATCCACCCGGCCTGCGCATTGCGGTCGTCTTCGAGTGCGGCATCGACCATCGCCCGGCGCTGCTCGTCGCTCAGTGCCACCCCGCAGTGCGGACAGGTCAGCGCGGCGCTGCGTTCGGCCAAGTCGAGCCTCTCGTCGTTGCTGGCCGCCTCACTACGGGTCCAGTGCAGCTTGAACTCGGGAACCTTGTCCCAGAACTTGGTGGCATAGGCGGCGGCGTAGCCCAGGCACTCGGGGCACTGCATCGCGTAGATGCCGCGGCTCGAATCCTCGAAGCAGGCCGCCACCCCGCTGGTCCACCCGAGATCGGGGTGCGACATGATCGCGGCTTTGCGGCGGTTGCCGAGCTGCTTCTGGCGCCCGTCGATCTGGACCTTGGGAGTCGCGGCGTAGCGTTTCGAGTAGGCATCGGTCTCGTCCGAGACCATGAACAGCGGTTCGCGGTTGCGGAACGTCGAATCCTTGGCGCTCAGCCATTCGACCGGATAGCCGCTGATCCGCTTGAATCCATCGGTGTCCTCGCCGCGCGCCCGGCTCACCCGGGCCTGCAGGTCGGGGTTGAGTTCGAACAGCGGCTTGACCACGTTGCGGCAGTAGTCGGTCACCGCCTCGTCGCTGTTGAGCACCCAGGCGGCGTGACCCATCGGTCCGAACAGCATCATCTTGAACAGGTAGTTCTCGGCAACCGTGGTGCCGCCCGAGCGCGACGGCTTGACCATCACCACCAGGTTGCACGCGGGATCGTCAAGGCTGTTCATCGGCCCGACGTTGTACGGCGTGCGCCAGCGGTCGTAGCGGACCACCGCGCCGGCTTCAGCGCCGGGCAGCAGTCGGTGGTTCTCGGCGCATTCGAGCGTTGAGACCCGCTCGGGCAGGCGGAACAGCGCGAGTGCGTCTTCGACCAGTTTGACCGGATCGGCGAGGAAGTCGCCGCGCCCGAAGGCTTCGATTTCGCGGGTCAGACTACCCGGGCTGAGCAGCGCTTCCATTCAGCCCGCGCAGGCAGTCCTGGGCCGCGCGCTCCTGGGCGAGCAGCACCGAGCGCATGACATCTTCGAGCGTTCTCCTGGTCTCGGGCGGCAGTTGTCCGGTCGTGTCGGCCTGCTGGATCGCCTTGAGCCCGGCCTGCTGCATGGTGGTGAACACCTCGCGCAGCGCCGCGGCCACCCGGCTGCGTTCGGTCAGGTCTCCAGACTTGACCTTGGCCTCCTGCAGACTGGTCGAGAGCGCCAGCAACTTGCGCAGTTCGTCGAGGTCGATGTCGTCGGACATCGCATCGAGCGCCGGGCCGGCGATCTGCCGAAGCCGCCGCGCCCGGGCCCGGCCCGCATCGCGCTGCGCGGTGAAATGCCCGAGCAGGAAGCGGATCGTCCTGACCGGCGCGAACGAGTATTCGATCCCGTTGCCGCCACCCTCGAACGCCTCGCTCTCGGCGAACCCGGCGATGTCGTTGCACCAACCCCGTAGGGTCGGCCAGCCAACCCCGATCAGATCGGCCATCGGCTTGGCGCTGAGCCGCGATCCGCGCTTGAGCGCCTTGGCGCGCGTCGCCGCGGCCTCGAGTTGCCGGATCCGTGCTGCCGGACTGGCCGCCGGTCTAGCCATGCGAACCTGCTGATTTTACGCTGGTTTCTGTGATGAAAAACGCTTCTCGTTGGGGGCCTTCTGGCTCCGGACGCGATCCGAGCGTTCGGTTACAGATAGCCTTAGCGTTTCCCATGTCAATACAGCTCATCATCATGACCGTATTTTGCCTTCATCGCATCGAGGTGTGCGACCAGCGATTGACAGCACTCGCGGAACCGGAACGGCCCCTTCTCGGTGCGGCAGCGGGCAAACCGAACCGCGCGGCGAATGGGGACATCGTGCAGAACTATGGCCTCGAAGAACTTGACGTAGAACGCCGGGATATTCTCGCGCGCTGCCCGAAATTCCAGCCGGGCCTGGGCTTCGTGCAGGAAGCGGGCCATCGGCGCCTGACCATCACCACCACCGCCACTGGTGCCCGAGGTAAAACTGATATTGCTCAGCTTGTAGCGGCCATCGAGAGCCGCCGAGGCATGGCGCTCGGCGTACCACCGGCACGCGGCGTACTGGGCATCGCTAAGCCTTCCCGCGGCGTGCATCCGCGCCACCACCGGGCTGCTGACCCGCCGCACGGTCTTGATCACCCGCACCGTGTCGTCGGGCTGCTTGGGGGTAAAACTCCCGACCTCACCCTTGGCCAGCCACTCCGGGGTTGGATCGATCACGGTGTCGGTGAGGTTGACGAACACCCCTTTGGCGACCTCCATCTC